ACCCAGGCTTTACCCTTTATTTACACGTTAGGCAGGGCTACCTAATTGGTTTAGCACGGCTTAACCCAAACAAGGGCGAAGTAAATGGATATAGAAAAAGTAGCAGTATTCGTAATAATGGTGAGTATTGCTTGGTTTATTGTAGGTTGGTCAGTCGGTTACAAAGAAGGCGTAAAGGATGGCTACAATCGTGGCCGCGCAGCTGGTATGCGTGTAGCTAGTGATCGTGTGGTCAAGTAATGGCCTTTGACCTAAATAATTATGAGGATGTAAACAGCCGCATTAAGCGGTTTAGAGAAACCCATATCTCAGGCAGAATTATTACTGAGATCGTTGAGATCAACGTAAAGGATGGTTATGTAATCATCCGTGCCAGCGTATTTCGTGAGCATGAGGATGTAGTACCGGCGGCCGTAGATTATGCCTATGAGCTGCGTACTGATCGAGGCGTAAACAGGGACTTTTGGATCGAGAATTGCAGCACCAGCGCAATCGGTCGAGCCATCGGGTTACTCATGCCAAGTGATGCAAGGCCTACGCGTCAAGACATGGAGAAGGTAGAACGTTTAGCGGCTCAGCCTGCAGTAGAGGTTGATCTATGGGCTACTGCTACACCTGCAGTAAAGGTTGATGGCGTGGGAAGTGTGCGCCCAGCAGCTGAAACCATTGCAGACATTAAAGCGCAATTAGGCAGCGAGATCGTAGATCCTGCACCTATCTGCTCGCATGGCCGCATGGTTTACAAAGAAGGCGTAAGCGAGAAAACAGGCAATAAATACCGGGGCTATACCTGTAGCAGTAAGTCACGGGGCGATCAATGCAAACCTATATGGCTATAACCGAGATGGCGCAGATCGTCCAGGTGATCTTAGATCGATCGCAGGAGTTACAGGCAGCAGCTAGTGGGTTTGCCCGTAGCACAGGCGAGAAGGCTAATACGCCAGATCATGCTGGGCGATATAACACTAAGATCAATTTTCACGAGTTTGTAGCCGAGCATAGTGAAGCCGCTGGCGCAGAGATAGCAGTAGCGCAGTACATGGGTATCCGTAACTTTATACCTACTGTTAATACTTTCCACGATGAAGCCGATATAACTATGGGAAATTTAGGCTTTGAAGTTAAGTGGACTAAGTACATTAACGGCCATTTAATTATTCATAAGGATTACCCACGCCTTAGCGATGTGGCCATATTGTGCGTAAATAAGTCGCCTGTATATCAGATCATCGGCTGGATGCCCATAGTGTGGGCTAAGAAGGCCAAGTATTACAACGCAGCTGATGGCAATTACTGGGTATCTCAACGTGAGTTATTTGAAATGGATGCGCTAAGGAAGTCTATATATGGCATTACTGAGGCTTAACTGCAGGGTTTGCGCCAAGATTGGCTCTGGTATGCAAACACACAAGATCGTAGATGAATTCATTAACCTGCCGCCTAACGTAGTTTGCGTTCAATGCTTAGGCTGTGGCGTTATGGGCATAGAGATGCTACTCAATAGTGAACGCGCTAAGGATGAGGACATGCTAAATGACTAACGAGCTAAGAATCAGCTGCAACTGCGAGGACTACAAAGAGATGAGCCTTTCGGTTCACCTGGTTAATGGCGCTATCCCGATCATCATTATCAAGTGCGAGCAGTGCAGTAGCGCATATACAGTCATGCCTAATTCGGTGCAAAATGCCTAGTTACCTATACCGATGCGATCAATGCGGCGTTGAACTAGAGATGAATCACCCGGTAAGCACACACGGCGACAGCGCACCATTGTGCTGCAGCTACCCAATGAATCGCGTGTTTAGCGCGCCAGGTATCATATTTAAGGGAACGGGATGGGGTAAAGACAAATGAGTAATACAGAGATGCGTACGATATTGCAGGATCTAAGGGAATTACTAGCTAAAGAGATCGAGCATAAGTTTATGCCGTTACATGTATGCCAGGTATGCGACAACATAGCCGTAGGCGCGTTAGTAGAGCAGATCGTGGCCACAATTAGGGGCGATAATGATTGATCCTGATGACTGGGCAATAGCCGAACGTATTGCACGTTTTAGCAAAACACATACAACACCGCAAGCAGTTTTATCTGCCTTTGAGGATCTTATGAGCCAAGTCGAAGTGGAAGGCGATCAAGATGAGTAAGCGACTTGGTCAGGAGTTTTACACAGTTGCGGATAACGCTGTGTATAACTCATGTTGTGACTCTATACAGTTTAAGTATCTGTGCATAACCTGTGGACAAAACGCAGGATGTTACTTTTGCAGCTTTAACCCAGATGAAAAGCATGAGTGTAATGAGTAGCGACACGCCGATTATATTGAAATGGTTTAGGTATGTATGTGTATACTTAATCTTAGTACTTAACGCTTTTACTAATGCTTATGCTAGTACTAACTCTAATAAAGAGATTGAAAAATATAAACTATATAGTCATATAAAACTAACTAACCATAATGAATACCTATGTTTAGAGAAGCTTTGGTACTTAGAATCTAAGTGGAATTACCGGGCTGATAACAAGCGATCATCTGCGTATGGAATACCACAGCTGTTAAAGCTAAAGACTAACGATCCTTATAAGCAGATTGATTTAGGGCTTATCTATATTGCTAAGCGATACGGCACACCATGCAAGGCCTTAGCATTTCATCTAAAGACTGGGCACTATTGATGGCTAAGCGAGGCGACCCACGCAGTCAACGTAAGTACAAGGCGATCAGGCTTACAGTCTTAGCCAGGGATCAGTACACCTGTTACTACTGCAACCAACCAGCTCATACAGTCGATCATATAATCCCAGTATCCAGATCAACCGAGGCAGAGGCATACGATCCTAACAATATGGTTGCCTGCTGTAGTCGATGCAATAGCAAGCGTGGATCTCGTAATCAGGCTGTTTTTTTAGCACAGACGGCTACCCCCCCTGCCTTTTCGTCCTGTTTATCCCCGAGCATGGTAGAAACCGTCCACAAAGGCCCTATGACTGGTAATCTCTAGAAAATGAAACTAGAACTGGTAGAAAACCCACCACCCCTTACGGGGGCTGTCATGCCTCGATTACACACGCCCTGGCTGGAAGGCGAATCTAAGGTAGATGCCATAATTAAACTAGCTGAGTTAATCGGCCAGCCCCTTTTAGAGTGGCAGATCGTAATCCTGCGAGATATGTGCGCCGTAGATGAGAACGATCAATTTATAAAAAAATCTAGCTTGTTAGTCTGTTCGCGCCAGTCCGGTAAAAGCCATGTTCTGCGTATGCGCGTACTAGCTGGGCTGTTCTATTTTGGCGAGATGAATATACTCATTATGAGTTCGCAGATGCTCATGGCCTCTAAGTCCCTAGAGATCATGGCAGGCATTATTGATCGTAATGAGTTTTTGCGCAGCCAGGTAAAGGGCGGCAATATCGAGAAGGCTTACAAGCGCACTAACGGCAATAACCGAATCATCCTAGAATCGGGCGCGGAAGTTCGCGTAGTAGCTGCGACTGCAGACTCTAGCCGTGGTTTAACGGCCGATGTAGTTTGGATCGATGAGCTGCGCCATGTAGGTACAGAGGCGATGGATGCCGTAAAGAGTACGACACTAACGCGACCTAATTCGCAGCGGTTCTATACATCTAATGCTGGCTTTAAGGATAGCCACGTCCTAAATGACATGCGCGAAAGATCGCTAAACAAGCCGCCTAAGTCGGTGGGCTATTACGAGTACAGCGCGCATGATGGTTGCGATATTTGGGATCGATCTGCCTGGGCGATGGCTAACCCGTCTTTAGGTTACTTAATTACTGAAGCCGCGATTGAGGAGATAGTCGCTACATCCGATTACAGCGCGGTAATGACTGAGAATCTATGCAAGTGGGTGGGCACGGATCTATCGCCGTGGACACCTGGCAGCTGGGATGAGTGCGCCGATCCTGATCTTATTCTGTCGCCTGGCATGTATTCGATGTTTGCCTTTGACATTGAGCCACACTCTAAACGTCACGCAGCTCTAATGGCTGGCGCAATCTTG